GCGTACCGGCTTCAAGCGCGCCGTCCTCGCCGGTGAATACGGCCTTGTTTGCGGCTGTGCCTATCTTGCCATCGTTGGTAATTGCGCCGTGGGTGTGGTTGGCTTCGGCCGCACTTATTTGTGCCGCCGTCACCCCATGTGGGTTGTTTTTGTCGTTTACATGGGCTTCAAACTCTTCCGGTGTAACGTATACGCCGGTGGATAGTGTAGCCGTTACGCTTGTGCCATTACTTATTGATATAATTATGTTTATAGTTTTCTCAACGATTTCAGCACCGCCCGAAGCCGGTATATATTGCGCATCGTCTCCTGCATTCGCATAGCCGTATAATATCTCGTTGTTGCCATTGTCCGGATCTTTGGCGTAAAGGCCTATCTCGCGCAAGTAGTAACCGCCAACGGCATTTCCGAGGCGCTTAGTGCCCACGGTACATGTGTTGTCACCATTTACGCGCAATCGCGTTATATTCGAAGTGTCTTTCCGGTTGACCAGAGACGTTCTTTCGATCTCTAACCCTCCGTTCAATGCTCCATCGCCAAATGCAAATTTGGTGAAATGCAGCGTTTTAGTGCTATCCGCCTGTACTTTTGATAGCGCAAGCCGCCCGGAATTGGTAAGATATAATCCGCCCGAAAAGCTCACATCAGTTCACCTGCCTTATAGTTAATGTTTCTATATCTTGTACTATCATGCCTATAGCTAATCGTTGGTAAATAGGCTGCTGCAGCTCAAGTGTTAATGCTATACCGGCTGCCGCGGTCTGCTTCAGCATATCGCATATTGCGTCTTGTCTGTCAAAAAAGGTTGTCGGGATTTCCAGTTCATCTACCACGAGGCTTACGGACGCTACTCCTTCAACCAGTTCTACAGCCGTACTGTCTATGCCGAGCAATGCGGCAGCAGCATGTATTAGTGTATCAGGATCGCCGCCTGAATATGTTGCAAGCATTTTCGTTACTATCATCAGTCTATATGTTTCATCATCAAGGCCCGCTCTTGTTACGCCGTAATTTATTCCTATGCGGTCAAGCACTCTTCCTTTTGCGGTTTCAAGGTCTCGCCAGTCACGTATATTACGCAATGTGCTGTCTACACGCTCAAGCCCACTCGCAAATATCCCCATCAGTTTACCTATGTTCCCATTGGGATTCCTGTTATAAGCACTTGTGAGCATGTCAAGCATCCGTTCCTGCAGCGTCATGAGAATACCACCTTATCCCCGTCTATATAAGCTGTCTGCCTTGAGGATACGCCGATATTAGCTATCCCATATGCCGTGCCGTTGTTGCTGACGGTAAGCCTATAGTCTGTCACGCCTTCCACCTTATTGACTTGTTCGATCAATCGCGTATAGTACACGCCGCCGCCCACGCCAAGCGCACCAATACACGATATAAGCGCAGCCTTTATACGATTTTGCACGTCGGCAGCAGTATAACCCGGTTTGATCTGTAAGTCGGCAATTCTAACATATATGGCAACTTGATTCGGGCGCGAAAAATTGACCGTTTGATTATTTCCCGATGCATCTATGACCGTGGCATTACTACTGCCGTATGTTTGTATTCCGGCAGCTTTGCGCGCCCATATAGCCCGTGCTATCGCCATATCCTGCCCGCCTAACACAACGGCTTCTATGCTGTGTGCAGGCAACCCTGCCGTATTAGCACTATCGGTGCAGTTCTCGTATACGATTGCGTGCTGTACGCCCGGCACAGTCAGTATTTCTTCGCGTATGGCATCGGTATTGGCGCCGCTTACACGTTTTACGCTTCGGTAGTACCGCGCGCGGAACTCCGCTTCCGTCTCACGGTTGCGCCCGCCCTCAAATGCCTCCGCGTTGGTAACAGTATCTATATCGGCTATGGGTGTTACTATCGTGGTAATGGTCGCCGCAGCCGCATTGCCGTCCGGCCCTACATCGTAAGCCCTGGCGGATACCGTAGCAGTGCCATCGTTTCCGATTTTAGCCTCAGACAGCGTGACAAACTGCGCCCTATTGGTTGCGGCTGCTATCATTCCCGCAGGGATAATAGCGCCCGCCTCGCCCGTGAATGTTAGCTCTCCCGTAGCCTTTGCCGCTATATACGGTCTGATGCCGATTATCGCACCTATGCGCGCAAGAGATATGCCTGTTGCTGTATCGACATATCCTGCGTTATAGACATCCTCGGCAAGCTGCCACATCAACGATGAAAACCACGCGTATATTCTCAGCATAAGCCCGAGTATGCTTCGCACGGATAGGTTTATATCGTTGCCAAACTTCGCTTTTGCCTGCTGCTCATATGCATCAAGCAGTTCGGTATAACCCGGTCTCCTAAAACCCGCCGCTGAAATACCCCAGTCATCCATTATTATCAACCTCCCCGGATATCATCTCTCCGCTTTTAAGTCGAGCCGCAAAACACACATGTATAACACGCCCTACGCGCTCAATTTCCAGCATTTCAATTTTCTTAACTTGCGGTTCCTGATAAATTGCCGCACTGATTATTTCCTTTATTTCGGCATCGCTTACAGCGGTATCGGAAAACGCCATTTCATAGTCTGTTCCGTGGCTTACATCAAGTTCCCATTCTCCGAGCCATGCCTGCAGTGTACATCGTACCGCCTGTGCTATATCAGCAGCGCCTGTTATTGTTGCTATGCTGCCATCTGCTTCGAAAGCAATGTCTCTCGTATTCTCATCCACATATAAGTTCATTGCGGACCTCCCGTATCGCCGCCCGTAGGTATGCTGTGCGTATGCTCGCTTATATTCACACCATTCAGCATCAGCTTGCCGCTTACTTCTATGCCATCAGGCTTTACAGCTATATATGTACTGCCCGCAGACAGTACAAGTGCATTATTGGGAAGTCCGGACGGCGCTTTGCCGCCTTTGGCTATACCGCCTACAAATACAGCGTCCGTCATGTCGTGATTTCTACTTGTGGCAGGCTCTGTAATTTTGCCTTCCAATGCCGCATCTATATCCTTATCGCAGATAATGACCAAGCCAATATCGCCCTTCTTGTACCATGGGCGGACGGCAAAATCGCCCATGCATAAACCGGCCACAGGAACGCCTGTAAGCTGAGGCTGGTTGGCCATGGTTCCGTCTATGCTCACCTTCACGAGCGGTTGTGCATCGACAGTCATGGATTCCGCATTAAAGCGCACTACTTTCACTAACTCTGCAACCCGTAGCCCGCCCGAGAGTTTTTCTTCCCGCGCGGATCTGTTATCCCTAATGCTCATGACGGCACCACCTCCATTATCGTTTTCCAATCGCCGCTTCCATCGCCTTTATGGGTTATCTTCTTGACCATGTAACTTCCTGATGCAGTTGAATCCTGTATCAAGACGATATCGCCAACGCCGATATGATAATTCAGAAGGCACTCGCGCTTTTCATTGCCATCGGCTTCAGCTTGCTGCGCTCTTGTCTTTTTAGCGGGTTTGGCTGCCGTATTTACAGTTTGACTTTCGGACTTAGATGACGATTTAAGCAATCCGGTTTGTGGTGTTAGCAGGTATCCTGTAGTTATGCCGACCTCCGGAGGGGCTATTACGATCTGCCCTGTACGCAGTAATAATCGTGACTTGCAATCCGTACAAACAATCTTGGTGAGTACATCTTTAAGCCTGCCGGTACATACCTTCCCGCGTTTGTATATAGGATCTTCGGCAAGCATGCAAAGCCCTACCTCTACGCCGAATAGTGCGAGCAGGTCTGCCACCACGTTTTTTGCAGTAATCGGGCCTTTGTAACTTTTGTTTACGTTTGAACCAAGCCATTGCTGCAAGCTGTCCGCTGCGGTTATCTTCGTGACAGCATCAAGTTTACCGATATCATGACTAAATGATGCAACACTGCCGACAAAAACAGATCCGATATCGTCCTGATATCCGGCGTTTACAATTATCGGCGTGCCTTTTGATATAGCCGCCCTGGTACTTGGCGCAAGGTTATATATTTCAAGCTTGCATATGGGTATTCCGGCATCGTCTTCTGACGTAACTTCGAAGCTGAATTTAAGATCATCAAGCTGATATCTGCTTGTCCCAACCTGTAAAGACGCTCTACGCTTCCAAAAACGCATTCATTCACTCCTTTCGATAAGCCACAGCTTTACAGTTCGCCCGAAATTGTCATAATCTATCGTCTCTATGCGGTCGCCTTCCGCAGCGGCAGGTATTATAAGCGGCAGCGGATAACGTTCATCGGCAAACTGTTCAAATAACGGCTTCCCGTATCTTATGATCTCGCCATAGCACAGCAGCACATTGTTCGGCACCGGCACTGATAGGTCTACGCTAAAAAACGCGCCTTCCTCATTATACTTGAACGCCATTCTATAGGTCTTATCGTCAAGCTTAATATCTAACGTACACGGTACCATCCCGGCAGTCACGGGTATATATTTCAAGGCAACGGCATCTGCCATAAGCTTCATATCATCAATACCCCCTGTAAGATGGATTAGATCGCGCCGCAGCCATGCCGCTATTCTTTGGCTGGGGATCATTAAAGCTTGAAACATAGTCGGCATATGCACTTGACGGAGTTACAAGCCCTACGTTTTGCTCTTGTCTTGTACCTTTCTGCTTTTTGCCCGATGGGGTTGCCGTACGCGCTTCCGATGACATTGCAAATGCAGATATCGGGGCAAATGCCGATGCGCTAAGGCGCATATATTGCAATGTAAGCTTAAAAGTAAAGCCCGTACCGGCGGTCTTGCTTTGCCCTATAGACAATGACGTTATGAGCATGTTGTCGTACTGATTTTCACCTTTGTAAGCTATCAAATCGCGGTTCCGGCACATCGCTATAAGCGTTGCGCGGGCGGCAGC